CATTCTCAGGTAAGTAGAAATCAACAACACCTGTAGCGCCTGAGTCATTACCTAAGCCTTGCTTATCTTCGTAAGGCTCTACAATATCTTGACCATTCACTTTGTAAATTCTTCTACCTTTCCACATAGGGACATTAGTTTCAGAACCTCTATAGAATGGTTGCCAAGTAAATTCATTTGATTTAGCGTAGTATTCACTCTCACAACGATACGTACCACCGAAGTAAGCTAGTGGTGCTAACATACCAAAAGCAGGGTCTTTAAGCTTCTTAGTGAGTAATGACATGAATGCATCGAATGCTTCTTTACCATAGCGTTCTTCTTGCCCTACACGCTCTCTCAGAGCCGTATGTGACATCTTCATTGCGATAGCCATACCGACAGTCCTACTCATTGTAGAATAGCCGATACAGTGGTATTTTTTGACTATACGAGCATAATCACTGTCTTGTAGAATATAGAAATATTCATCCGTGTCACCATACTCTAAACGTAGGTCTAAGATTGCTTCTGCTAAGTCTCCAGCATTAAGTGGTGAACACTGTTTCATATTTTATCCTTCTATAATTAAATGATCATAGACTAATCACTTGAGTATAGAAGGAGGGCTTTCACACCCTCCAAACATTAACTATTATTTAGTAATAGTGACATCTACAGATAACTCTGGTTGAGTCATGTAGTAAGCAACACTTGATTCTAAACCAACTTCAAAGTGTTGATCATGTTGAATCGGAGTACGCCAAGCGTAAGTTTCAGAACCTTTAGCACCCAACTGAGAGAAGTAAGGAGCTGGAGCTGCAACAGCTTTGTACAAACCACGAACACCACGAAGAACTGTGAAGCCTTTACCATCTGTAGTAACTTCTACATTAGTACCATCTTGACGAGTGAATACGTTAGGGTAAGTGATGAAACGAACACCGTTACCAAGATCAAATACTTGAGAAACACCGTGAGCTGTCAATGAAGTTTCGCTGTAAAGCAAGTCTTGAGCAAGAGCTAAACCAGCACGACCTGTACCTGTAATCAAGTTAGCACGTAAAGGAGCGATTGAAGCGTGAGTAGAGATTGCTTGTAAGTCAGCGTTGGTAACTACGATATCAACTACTGGAACTACTGGTGATACTTTGTTAGCACGTTGAATCTTAGTTTTAAGAGCAACAGCCCAAGCTAAGATATCAAGAGTAGGGCTAGTAAGATTAAGAGTTTCAGTTAAGCGTACAACACCTAAGTTAGCTACCATATCTAAGTATGCAGTACCATCACGAGGGTCACGTAGAACACCTTTAGCAGCTTCTACAGCCATATACTCATGGTTTTGAGTCATAGTTAAAGACATACGCTCTAAACGATCAAGAGTTTCATCATTGATTGTGATAGCACGTTCAGCATCAGTTAAACCGTTGAAGTTTGCTACACGACCTTCAAAGTTCTCGTAAGTGATAGACTCTACGAGTTTCATGTGAGGGATAGCAAAAGTAACAGCTTTTTGAACTGTCTTAGCTGTACGGTCAGCATCACGCTCACGAACAGAGTTGAAGCCTGACATTTTACCGTAGTCAGTCATTGTTACGTCTGCAATTACAGTACGTTGAGTAACAGGTTCTACTGTATATAGACCAGTTTTAGAGAAAGCACCGTAAGGGTATGCTACTGTCTCAAATGATTCTGTTACGTCAATAAAGCGTGAACCGTTTAATGGGTTTACAATTGTTTGTGCCATGTTATATAAATTCCTTTCTATTTATTCTTTAATAATAGGGATTAGCTTTAGCTAATTACCCCTTAACTGCTTGTTTAAGAACTTTGAAACCATTCTCTACTTTTAAGCGAGTAAAGATTGCTTCTTTGTTTGCAGCGTTTGAATCAGAAGGGAATTTAATTTCCGCATCACCAATTGCACCGCCATTACGAGCATCAAAAACTACAATAGCTTTAGGCTCTGTTAAGTAACCAGTTTTAAGCTCTACAATATTTGGGTCAAAACCATTTGAGCAATCACCTTTGATTTCTTTACCAGCAAGAATTGCGATCTTACCAGCCGTTGCTGCTGCAAGAGCTGCTTGGTTAGCTGGAATAGTAATTGTCTTATTGTCAGCACTTAGAATTACTAAAGTACCAATTTGATAAATACCAGCAGTACCAGTAAGTGATACAGTTTCACGTGCCCAACCAACTTGTTGACCATTCTCTGATTGGAAAACTTCATCCCAAGTTGTGTAGTTATATTGATTAGGTAGGTTTGTAACTAACATATTATTTTATTCCTTTTGTCTTATGCTTTTTGTTTTGCTTTACGAGCTTGAGCTTGTTTAAGAAGCATTTCTTCTGGTGTCTCAGCGATTGCTGATGCAGAAGCAGAATGACCTACCTCTTCCATAGATTGTTCTTGGGTTTTTACAGATGCTTGAAAATCTGAAACGACTTTACCAAAAGCTTCCGCATCTAATGATGCAAACATTGTTGCGTACATTTGAGGTTTTTCTGAATCTGCACCAAATACAGCAGCTAATTGTTCTACACGAGCATTGTGAGCAGCATCAGCTTTAAATTTAGTTAACTCAGCTTCAGCATGTTCTTTAGCTAAAACAGAAGCAGATAAATCAGATTGAACTTTAGATAAGTCACCTTGTAGTTTAGCTACTTGAGTTTCTAGTGATTGCTTATCAATTGTGGCTGTTGCCAGTTGAGCTGTTAATTCTTCAACAGAAGCAACTTGCTCTTGAACATTTTGTTCAGACATTGTTTGTGTTTCCTTGTTGTGTTTCAATTGTTTGTTTTCTACAGGGATGCCTGCATATTGTTTAAGACCTGTAGTTTTGTTATTAGGAGTTTTTAAACCGTAAGCCAATTCAAAATCTTCTAACTCCATCACCTTGTCAATAAACCCTACAGCAAGAGCATCATCAACGTCATAAACAGAAGCGTTGGTTTCTCTTACACTTTCCTCAGAAATGTTTCTGTGTGTTGCCACATGGGAAACAAATGTTTTGTAGGTTTTATTAACTGATTTCTGCAAGTCACTAATAAACTTGTCAGTAAACTCTCCTGTAGAGTTATCAAACGGAATCTTATTATCTCCAGCAAATACAAACTGACGCTTGATACCCATGTTTGAAAGCATTTGAGAATCATTGTATAAGGAAACAACAACACCTACAGAGCCAACTTGACTTTGCGGGTGAGCAATAACTTCATCTGATAAAACAGCGAGTCCTAATGCTGCACTAGCTGCAAGACCATCAATATATGAGATAGTTTTCACACCATTTTGTGTAGCAATTTTTTTAATGTGGTTGGCAGCAGAGAACATCCCCATAGCCATGCCCCCATTTGAGTCGATTTTAAGAACAATAGTCTTAACACCAGCTTCAATTTGCTTCTCTGCTTGAGCTTTTAATCCTTCATAAGACGTAAGCTCAATACATTCTGCATTCATTTCACCAGCACGGTAAACTAGAGTACCAGATACGTCTAGAACACCTACCATTGTTTCAGGGTTAACACCAATCTTACTCAATGTATAGTTTTGATATTCTTTTTCATTTCCGAAATCAGACAATCCTAATAAGACTTCTTCTTTTGGTTTTTCATATATTTCTTCTTCAAAGGAAATATTGTTTTGTTTTAATAGACTAGGTGTTACCCTAATCTAAGTTGTTTTATACTGTGTAATCTAAGAAATGTCTTGTTGACTCATCTTCAATAGATGCTGTACACTCAGTTCTTACTAACCAAGCTTCGTTAAGGATAGCACAACCAAAGATTGCTTTCCATCCGATTGTTCCGAATTGGTCTAGTGGGTCACTTGCACCTGCAGAACCTAATACTTTAACTTTAGTTTGAATACCACCATTACCTCTTAAAGAAGTTGTGCAGTAAGCATTCTCAGCCATAAAGTAAGATAAATAAACGTTTGTTCCTGATACGTCAATTGGGTCATTATTGTCTGACTCTAAAATTCTAAAGTCACCAATAGAACCAACTTCATTTGGCATAGCTTTAGATGAATCTGAATAATCTTCAACATCTTTCCATCCAGTTAATCCTCTTAAATCTTCCATAACCTCTGGAGAACAAATAGCAAGGAATGCGCATCTGATTGATTTAGTACCTACTCCAGTTCCTGC